CAACTGTGTCCTCTGCACCTACGCCTGGCAGAAGCGGTGCAATTACCGCCAAGGCTCCCGTCATGTTTGAGACGGTAGACGCGATCCCTTTTGCAATTCCTGCAAGAGTATTCAGGAAGTAGTCAAACGCTCCAGACAATGCAAGCACGACCTTTTTCAACGTGTCCGAAGCTGCCTGCACAAACGCTTGGCCTCCCGTCATTCCTTGATATTCGAAGGTCTTGACGAACTCCAAGAGTCTTTCATTTGCCGTCGTGATAGCGGGAGCAAAGTTTGCTAGTACTTGTTGGCCGATAGTGAACGCCGTTTTGCGTACCTTCTCAAAAGAATCATTCATCGCCTCGATATTGTCGACCTGAGTGCCACTGAGCACTTGCCCCAGTTCAAGCATCTCTTTTGCCGTCGCCCTGGCGTTGCCTTCCAAGTCCTCAAACATCGGAATCAACTTGGTGCCGCTTCGCCCAAAAATGTCAGCAGCAGCAGCAGAACGCTTTGCCGGATCTTCGATCCCTTGGATGGCTGTTCCGAGTGCCATGAACTGCTGGCTTGGGCTCATCTTTAGCAGGTCATTGACGCTGAGGCCCATGCTTTCGATAGCACGCTTGGCAGTCCCCGTGCCGTTGGCAGCCTCGCCCATGCCTCGGCTCATCTTCTGGAGTGCGTCACCGAATTGCGTCGAACTCACTCCGCCATAGGCCGCCATCTGCGTGAATACTTGCAGCGGCTCCTCGGCCATGCCTGTCATAGTCGACAGTTTGCCGATTGCATCGGCGGCAGCGGCAGCCTGCGATGCGAACTGCGTCACGCTTGAGACGCCTGAGCTGAGGACGTTAAAAACTTTCGTTAGCCCGCCAACCAGCAGCTTCCCGACTTCAATCCCCGCCAGCAGTTTCATCCCGCTAGCCGTCTGCTTGCCGCTTCGCTCAATGCCTTTCAACTTGGCTTCGACCTTATCCATGCTCGCCTGAAACTTGGCGATGCTGGCGGTCATCTGGAAATTCATGCCGACTGCGGTTGCCATCACTTGCCCCCCGTCAGCATCTTGAGCTTGCCGAGCTCGGCGGCCATTTCCTCGGGCGTCTGCGGCAGACGGGCCTTCGGTACAAAGTCATCGGGGGCCGGTGCCTTGCCACGCTTGCAGTGCGGTGCCAACGCTGCCGAAGCAACGATGCCCGCCTGTCGCCACGAGTTGTCGAGGGGCTGGTGATACAAATCAAACGCCATCCATTCTGCGAGCTCGCGGCTGGTCATCGTCGCCTCGATCTCTGCTACTGTTTTTCCAAGGTGCCCGGCGAGGCGGAACAAAAACATCCGCACAGGCCGGGCCTTTAGTTTTTTGCCAACTCCTCAACGTCTTTGTCTGTCAGGCTGTTGTGGTCTTGTGCCTTCTCGAACAGCCGCTCCATTGGCTTGCTGCTCAGTCCAGCCAGCTCGGCAAACTCCTCCGGTTTGCAAAGCGTCTCGCCGTTCTCATCGCACAGCGTCCGCACGAGGAACTTGCTGCGGGGGTTGTCCATCAGCCCATCGCCCTTGCGGGCCGCGAACGCTTCAGCCTCGAAGCTGTCACGCTCGCCAACGGTCAGCTGCTTGATGTAAACAGTCAGACCCCACTCTGGCACTTCTACAGGCAAAAGGTTCTTCTTGTCAGCGGCCTTGATCTTGTTCAGCAGTTCCGACATCTACTAGCTCCCTATGTCAATGAGGCGGACGGTGGTTGTGTAAGTCACAACCCCTTTAGTATTAGCCGAGGTGTCAACCGACTGCACATAAGCTCGCGGAAAAGTGAAGTTTATGTTTTGTCCCGATACACTGACCGCACCACGCACGCCGATGGTTGCCTGCGGGTCGTCATAGCTCGTCAGGGTCAACGTGCCAGCGTTAGGGTTGTAAGTGTTATTTACCCCAATCGAGAGCCCGCCCTTGCTCGCCCGTATCGACGAGACTTCAGACAGGCTGCCGCTTGGCAGCGTTACCGTGACACCGTAAGCAACTCCAGCCATGCGGCACCCCGCTAGCTGATAGCCTGGAAGGTCGCGTCTGCCGTGATGAGTTCGCCAGCCGAGCCGGTGATCGAGCTGCTCGTGCAGATCGCATTCGCCAGCGAGACGCTGATGGCACCGCTGACAGTCACCGCTCCAGTGTCGCCAGCGGTCGGGATCGAGTCGCCGATATAGCTGATGCTGACCTCGGTTGTGCCTTCAAACGGCGAAGCGTAGCGAAGGGCTGCCGAGCCATCGGCCAGGCCGACATGCGAGGCATCGAGAACGTCGTCGCCGCTCTGGCTGACCTGCACGTTGGTGATCAGACCGCCAGAGATTCCGGGGGCCGTGACGGTAGTGGTGTGTGAACTGGTTGCCATTTATGTATCCCCTAAGAGGCTGAGATTTGCTGGTAAGTCGCATCGAACCGGGCCACGTCGTTGACGGCTGCCGTTCCGGAGGCTGACGTGCAGACGCCGTAAAAGGTGATGTCGCCGATGGTCACGTTTCCGGCATCGCCCACGGACGGCGTGCCGCTGCCGAAATAGCTCACGCTGGCCTCGATGGTGTTGCCCATAGGCGTGCCGACGTAGGTGCGGCTGCCGCCGTTCTGGGTGAGCGGTGTCACGTCAATCGTATCGCCGCCCGAGGTGCTGATTGAGAAACTGAAAACGTCCGAGGAGGTAATATTCCCCGGAAGGCTGATTGTCATATTTGACGCGGTTGCTGGTGCTGGCATTATTCACTCCACTGAACGGAAAGCCGGAAAGTTACCTGCCACGCAGGCGGAAGGTCGCCGCCTTCCATTTGCACGATGTCCTCGCTCTCATCCTCGATTGTAACATTCGAGACCGAGACGCCTTGCGAGGTGATGTCTAAATGGTCGAGTCGCTCACGACAGGCGTCAGCCAACTCGCGGATGACGGCATAGCTGGCCGCGTACAGGTTGATGTCTAGGTTAACCCTCGGCACGCCGGGCGGCAGGCCAATGGTCTGCTCTCGCTGCACGCCAGACCGCTGGTAAGTCCCGAACGGCAGCGGGGCTGACGTTGGCACGATCATCGGGAATAGGCGAAACCCCAGATGGCGAGCCACTGCGGGAGTCGCGGATAGGGCACGGCAGATGACTTGCTCGGGGTATTTCATTTTTTATTCCGATTGACCCAATCAAAGTTTTTCCATGCCTTCTCAACTCTGTCGGTCATGTCACGCCTCAAGGCAGATTCCATAAAATCATCCGCCATGCCGTAGACCTTCGGAATGTTCTTTTGCGGTCGCATTTGACCAAGGTCGACCTGCTCACTCCACCCTCCAGGTGCCGACTTGAAAAACCCTTTTGGTGGTTTTGGTTTTGTTCTCAGCTGCCCTGTTTTTTTAGTGTTTGTAACTGTCAGAGAAGTGAACCTGCTGATACTCGATGCAATCCTGCCTTCTGTTCGTCGCGGATCAGTCCCAAACTCAACCAGCCCTTGGTGGTAGCCAAGGTTCTTACCAGTTCTAAAACCGGCCTTTGATATGCGTGACTTTGCGCCACTGGCGGAATAGCCAACCGCACCAAACCACACGCCGTCTTTTCGGTATTCTCTTGTGATTATTTGAACAGACCTCTTGAGATTGCCTGTTGGCCCTCGCGGCGTGGCATCCTTTAAGAGTTTAACGCCTGGCTGCATGGCTACCTTGAGAGCTGCCCTCATGTGCTTGTTGAAAAGGCCGTCCGCACGTTTGCTATCTCCAAGCTTTGCCCTTAGTTCCTCGGCGAGCTGCTTGAGCAGAGGCGTTTCAAAAGTTACTTTCAGGTCTTTTGCCATCAGGCTTGCTCCTCACAGAGAAGCTCGTGGACAGTGAACTGCTCAAACTCCAGCACGCTGACAATCTCCAGCGTGCGTCCTCGCCAGCGGATGCGGTCTGACGACTTCAGGTCGTCAATGTGGCGGAGTTTGACCTTGTGCGTGACAGAGAGCCCGGCCTGCTGGGCGTTCAACGCTTCGCGGCTCCTGAGCGTCAGCACGCTGGCATAGCGGGTCGCGTAGGTCTGCCACGTCTGCGTAACCTCACCGAGAGCGTTCCGCGTCTCCGCCGCTCTCTGGAGCTCCACTCGCTCACGCAACAGGCCGGGCTGCATCTCATGTCCCCACAATCAGAAGCGTAAACGTGCCCGTGCCGGTGATGTTGATTGTCTCGGTCGTCATGCCTGGAGTGGCGGACAACGCACACTGCCCAGCGGCAGACTTGAACTCAACGCCACCGTTGACCGACACCGTGAGAGCGTCTGTGCCTTTGACTAGCAGCATGGTGACGCTGGAGAACGTCACCACGGCCCCGGTGGCGTCCGTGTAGGCGATCTCGTGCTCGTCGTCGGGCGAGATGCTGACGCCTTCCTCGGTGGCCGTGCCGGTAACTATGGCCGTCTTAGTGGCAACCGTGAAGCTGCTCTCCACGTCAAGCACGCGGATCGCGTCCGCGGCCTCGTCATGCACCAGAGCATCTACGTTGATTCTGCCGTTCCAGCTCATGCGTAGCCTCCCCATCGCGAAGCGTCGAGCATCGACCTCACGCCGTACTCAATGTGCTTGCTGACCACACCCTGACCGACGAGAACCGCAGAGCGTTGTTCGTATAGGTGCGTGCAGAGCATCAGAACCGCTGACCTGATCCGCTGTGGCACGTCTGCACCAGTTGCCCCGAAGCCAGCCCACCACGTCACGGTGATCGAGTTGTAATCAGCCAAGTGAGCGGGCCAGCTGTCGCCGTAGTTTGGCCGCAGAACGCCCGGCCATGAGTGCCTGTCGACACGATAATCAGACGTTGGCAGCGTCACCACGGCCTCGGTATCGGTCGTGTAGGTCAGCGTCACGTCGGTATAGCCTTCAGCCGTCGCCATCGGCGGCTTCGCCAGGTTGATATGCGGCGGGAACAGGTCAAGCGTCATCGCCCACTGGGTCAGCATCAGCGTGCCGTCGAGGTATTCCTCAACCCACTCACGGCTTGCGGCGATACAGTAAGCAATCACCGCATCATCTGCGTCGTGCTCGACCCGCAGATGGGCCTTGGCCTCTGCGATGCTGACCGGCTCAACGCTTGGATCAGTCAGGCGGCGGAGCGTTCGGTATCTCATGACTTTTTGCTCCGCTTTGCTCGCTTGCGTCGTGCTTTCTTTGGGGCTTCTTCTGCCGTTGCTGTTCGTGCCGTCGACGGTCGAGCAGCCGTTTGAGATAACGGGCGAGCCAGCCCGAGGCGGACGAGCAAATCGGCACGACCTCGGGCAATCTCAACAGCCTGCCCGCGTCGGAACCAACGCCAATCACGAATGAACTCAACCTGCACAAGTCACCTCCTCCCGGCTGATGCCACCGGCAAGCCCGGCCCCAGCGTTAGCCAGGGCCGGGCTGCCACGTCATCGGCTCAAAGGGCTAGGAGGCGGCCCCGAGCTCAAGACCAACTACAGGGCCAGCAGCGGAGGCACTTCCGAGGTCATGCCAGACAGCGGTTGCCCGGAGTGTCCCGAAGAGAGCCGTCATATCAAATTCCACAAACCTGTCAGCACTGCTGCGGATCTCGAAGTCCCGGCGAATGCCGAAGGCACCAGCCCGCGAGAAGTCGCCGAAGAGGGCGATACAGTCACCGGTATTTGCAGCACTGCCCGGCATAGCCTGCGAGAGCAACACTGGGTAGCCAAGGAAATTCGGCCCCATACCACTCTGCAAGCTGCTTACGCCTTGAGCCAGGTCGAGGCGTTGCAGAACTGAATGGTAGATATAGGGCGAGCAAATAAACTTGGCATTGTCGAGGGCATATCGCGGAGTCTTTGCCAGCAACTCGGTGAAGCTGTCAATAGTTACCTCGGTCGGCAGGTTGATTCCTACGTCCGTGGTGACGATGCTACCGGCAGAACCAGAGGCAAGGATGCCACCGACGCTGTCGAGGATGCCCGTGATGCCACCGTAGCTGCTCGATCCGTCACCGTTGACGACGGCCTCGGTCAGGGCAGCGGTGTAGGCAGTCGTGAACTCCTGCACCACCATCTGGCTTAGGTCAATAACGCTATCGGCCAGCAACTCGTTGGCGACCTTCACGCCAACCGCGTACTTGCCCGCAACGAGCTGCACCTGTGATGCTGTCGCGTCACTCGTGCTGATCTCGGCGTTCTCAGCGATCCATGCACCAGTGAATCCGCCGGTACGCTTTGGCACCAGCAGCGTGTCAGAGGTCATAGGGAAACGCTGCATCTCGGTATAAACTTCGTTCTTCTCTTCGACGTTGCGAATGAGCGTCTGGCTCAGCACGTCGTCGACGAATGCCCCGCCATTGTTGGCTGAGCTGCCGCCCATCGCACGGGTGTATACGTCGTTCCGCTCGCACCACTCACGGGCCGAGGCGTCACCGAGAACGTAGCCCGCGATAAACTGGCCGCAGCGGTAAGCCTGCTCAGCGTCGTGGAAGTGCCGAATGCTTCCGCCGTACTGGATAGCCCGAGGCTTCGCCACTTCGCGTACTTCAACGGCTCGCGGAGTTTCCAGAGCGGAGCAGCGATTGACGATGGCGTCGAGCTTGGCTCGGGCTTCGGCAACGCTGGCAGCCTTCTCGGCGGCAGCTTCCAGTTCCTCGGCTCGGGCCATCAGGCCAGCCAGGTCAGCGTCACGCTGCTCAATGACGGCGGCGTCATCAGACTCAACGGCACGCAGGTTGTCGATTTTGTCCGCTACTTCGCGGCTTTCGGCTTTAATCTGGTCAAGTTTCATGGTCGGTAATGCTCCCTAGAGTTTTCCCCCATCAAAAAGGGTTACTCTCAGCAGAACAGACCGCACCTGCCTGATTTTGTAACTTACAACCGACGACGGAAAATCAGATGAGCGGGCATTACATCGCGTCTTTTCGTGCCGCATCCACGGCACTCCAAGTATTGAACCTGCGAGCTGCCGGTCTTTTTGGACGACCGGCAACGCATCAGGCCACCACAACGCTTACAAACGCGATCAGACGACACGCCGAAGCCACCTCGCAACGTGGGCAGCACGGGCCAGCGGGCTCACGCGAGCAGGCACAGGCTCGGCTTCGTGCTCAACTGGCTCGGCAAACTCAGCCGCACGCTGTCGAACTGCGGCGGTAGTTTCTGGGTAGGCCGGATGAACGACCACCGAAACGTCGTAAAGCCCCTTTACCTTGGAAATGTACCGAAGCGGCGGGCCACCGTCTGCACTACGCTCGTATTCTTCGCCGTCACGCTCAACCGTGAAGGCAAAGCTTGAGCCTTTAGCATCTTTTCTCCTGACGGCCTCTATCACATCAGACCGCGAGGCTGGCATGAGCACCGAATACATCAGCCCACGCTCATCGGCCCAAAGTTTCAGCGTGCCGCTCGATTGCCTGCCAAGCAGGAAGTTTTCGTCGTGATTCCATAGAGCAACCACGTCCGTTTCTGGATTTTCGAGCGAGTTATCAAACGCACCAGGCCGGATGATCTCCTGAAAGCCACCCGGCAGGATGACGCTGCGGCTGTTGTAGAGTGCGGCATAGCCGACAACTCGCACGCCGTCTGCCTCTTCTCGCACCTCAACCGGCTCAGTCAGGCCGCGTCGTTCAAGTTCCATCTGCATTGTCTCCTGCGACAAGTCGCTTTAGGGTTGTCATGTTTACCTGCAAGAACCGCTCATCACCTTCTGGGCCGATAGGATTCATGCCCTCGGCGGCTCGCACCTCGTTGATTGACATGATCCCTGACTGCAAAGCCTGCTGATACCAGGCCGCACGGGCTGCCGAGTCGCCACGCATGAATGCATGCACGTCATGTTCGGCGAATAAATTCGGATCGTCGATCAGATCGCGTGCGATGCTGTCCTCGATACGTCGCAAGTGACTGAGCAACGTATAGGTCAGAAATTCTCTCGACTGGTTTTCGATGTTGCTGTATGTCGCACCGTCGAGCGATTGAACGAGATGCGGCGGCACGCGGAACGCTCGGCAAATCTCAACAACCGCCATCTTGCGGGCATCAACGAACTGGCTGCTCTCGTTACTGCCGCTCAACTCGTGAACCTTGAGCCCGTTCGGCAGCACGGCAGTGCGATGGGCACGGTCGGCACCTCGGTGCATCCGCTCCCACTGCTCACGCATCCGCTCTGCCGCCTCGGCTGGTATCGGGTTGTCGCTCTGGAGCACCACCCCAGGCCGGGCACCGTTGGCAAAGTAGGTCAGCCCGTAGGCTTCAAGGGCACGAGCCTGGGCGATTGCGTCCTTCACAAGGCTCGGCAGGCTGATTCCATGAACGCCGTCGAGCGTTGGCATCCGCAGATGCCACAACTGCCGCTGGTTGTAGACCGTCTGGCGTCCGCTTGGCTCGCGGTAGATGTACCGGAGCGAGCCATCGGTCAGCCGCTCAGTCGTCATTCTGGACGGGTGCAGCGGCATCATGGCAGTGATTGTGCCGCGATCATCCCGCTGGAGTTCACAGTAGGCGTCACCATAGAGCAGATAGAGCATCACGAGCTGCTCCCGCAGCTCTAGGCTGGTCTGCTCGTCGTTTGGAGCGTACCGCATAAGCCGATAGAGCGGCGAGTCGGTCGCCAGCACCTTCGCCCCGTTGCTGTCCATGCGGTAGATATGCAGTGGCAGGCTGCCGACGCTCTCGGCGATGACGCGAATGCACGCGATGACTGCGGGAACCTCGGGGGCCGTCTCTGGTGTCTCTCTTTTCATGCCACCAGAGCGAGCCAGGGCGGCAAAGTCAAAGGAGCGAAGCTCGCGGATGCGGTGCTCATCCCTGTTTTTTATAACGTCGACCGTACTCATAGGCTGATTATGTTCCAATCTTGCTCGGGCGGTGGTGTCTCAGCGGCGGCCTGCACGGCCATCGCGGTCACAAGAGCGGCAATGCCGTCGATTTTCTCTGAGCTTTTTTGCTTTGCGGGCTTGCAGTTCCCTTGATTGTCGCGTTGGACAGCAAGATTTGCGGCGCACCAATCCATGATCGGATGGTTTACTCTTAGTTTAGCATCAAGCACCAACGCCTCTAGGCGTTTTAATGGTGCTGACAAAGTGCCGTAGCCTTGTCTTACATTAACTATGTCGGCCCCTTCGGCAGCTAGGCTCTGGCTGAGCATAGTAGCATTCCAAGGATCAACGCCAATCTGTCTTACGCCGAACTGGTCACAAAATGACAAAATGTCTTGTTTGATAGTCTCATAGTCAGTCGCGTTGCCGTCTGTAACCCTGATATATCCATCTCTGGCCCACTGAATGTAATCGACCTTATGCTTTAGGCTTCGTTCTTCAATGCTTGCCGATGGGCACCAGAAGAACGGCACAACGTCAAGACAGCCGTCGTCGTCCTCGCTGACTATAACGGCGGCAGTCAGGTCGTCAGTGGAGGCCAGGTCGAGGCCCAAATAGCACGCTCTGCCGGTCATGTCGTGCGGCTCGGCCTGGCATTTCGCCCACGCTGAGGGCTTGAAGAACCGAGTCTCTTGTGCGACCCACACATTCAGCCGGTAACGCAGGAAACTGTTGAGCTTCTGCGGGCTGTTGACCGCTTCGCGGGCATCTGCCGCGAATGAGTCCTCTGTCATCGTTTCGCTCAGTGACGGGTTGGCCTTCTTCCACGTTTTCGGGCTTTGCGGGTCGTCGCCCTCGTCAGCAGCAAAGATGCAACCGTAAAACGTCGGGTCGAGCAGCGGATCAGCCATCACCCGCTCGGCGTACTGGTGCTGCTCCCAGCATATCGACCGCCGATCATAGCCAGCGGTGGTGATCGACAAGATCAGGGGTTGCCTGCGAGATGCTCCGCCGTAGCGGAGGGCATCCCAGAGGCGGCGGTCACGCTGGGCGTGCAGCTCGTCAAACAGCAGGCCGTGAATGTTCAAACCCTCAGCCCGGAAAGCGTCAGCCGATAGCACGCGATAAAAACTATTGGTCGCCTTCACGAGGATCGTTTTCCGCGAGTCGATCACCTCGCAGTGCTTCGACAGGCTCGGCGAAGCCCTGACCATGGCGGCGGCCTCGCGGTAGATGATGCTTGCTTGTTCTCGGTGTCAGGTTTTCGCCCCCGGCCTCTCAGCCGAGGGCGAAAACCCGGTCGGCAGCGGCCCCGTATATCTCAGCACCAGGCTCGGCGTCGGCAACGAGCAGATACAACGCGATGCCAGCCAGCAGCGTACTCTTGCCGTTCTTCTTCGGCACCTCGATATAGCCAACCCGACGCACTCGCGTGCCGTCAGGGTTGAGTCGACCAAACAACTCCGACAGAACGGTTTTCTGCCATGGCAACAGCTCAAACGGCTGGCCTGCGATTGCTCCTTTGCTGTGACGCAGCACCACCGGGAAGAAATCACAGACCTTTGCCGCTGCCTGCTTGTTGATCGGCGGCAGCTTAGCTGATGAACCTGGCGAGCGGGTCTTCTTCTTCGTCGTTCTTCTGGGCAACGATTCCAGTCCTCGCGGAAGGGGTCAGGCCAAACTCCTGCTCGATGCGGAGCATGGAGGTGGCGAGCTTCTGTTGCATCGTGGCGGCCGGTGAACTCTGCTGGTACTTCACGCTGCCGTCATCGTTGAGGATGACGAGAATGTCATTCCCAGCACGAACCTCAGCCAAGTAGCGGAGCCACTGCTCGTGCATTGTGCAGTACCGTGCAAGCGTCGGCACATCGGCTTCGGTCATTACGCCAGTAGCAATTAGGCCGGGCGTGATTGTCTTCCAGCACTTGAGCGATTCGCCCGTGAGATACTTCGGCGGCTCAATCTTGTCTGCCTTCGGCTTTGGTTCTGCGTCGTTTAGCTTCCGGCAACCTGGATTGCCGCGAGCCAGCTTGAGAACGGTCGGCTGTGGCTTTGGCCCTCGCTTACCCATTGAACCCCCCCTGAAATAACTCGCAGACGCGCAAAAAGAGGGGCCGGTCACGGTTCCGGCTAACTGGCCTCCCCATCCTCAACCCCCCCCTACCGGTGGCCGCTGTTCTCGCGTTGCGTCTTGCGACCGTGGCAGCTTCGGCAGAGGCACTGACCGTTGCGCACGTCGAAGCGGCTGGCTCCATTCTCACAGACATCTGTGCCTGGCACGACCGGCGAGATGTGGTCGGCGTGTGCTTCACCTTTTCCGCTGGCTACTCGTCCGCACTCTCGACACGTCCACGCATCTGCCGTCAGCACAGCCTGTCGCCAAGCCTTGTGACTCTTCGAGACGTATCCTCTCTCGGCTGCTGTTGGCCTCGCTGAGTCGTCCCGCTTCGGCTGTCCCGCTTTCACTTGCTCCGCCCACGGCGGCCTGAGTGTTCTGATCCTTAGTGGCATCTTCGTCCTCCCTGATCTCTCGGTGAAGGCTTGCATGGGCGGCCTGCACGCAAGCAGCCGCTCTCGGTCGTTCGTCGTCGATGGCTTGCGGGTCTGCCGCGAACCATGTCAGTAGTGCTGCCAGCCAACGCATCTACAGACTCCGCGAGTGGTCGAGCGTCTCGAAGCCGTCCTGACCAACGCAGGTCTGGTATTGCGGCTCGATCTCTGGTGGTGCTGGCTCAAGAAATACCATCGCCCGCAAGCCCCAGCGTGCAGCGGTCGACAGGAAACGCAGGAAGGGTCGCTCTGCTCTCGTGCCTGTCTCGTTCGCCACGAGCGAACCGAGTGCAAACGCCAAGAGGGCGACCACGCCAAAGACTTTGAGTCGTTCCAGTTTTCTCATCGTTCCATTCCGAGCCAGTTATCGTGGCTGATGTCTCGCCACGTGAATTCAACCTCGGCGATTGCCCACGAATCGCCCTGTGCCAATATCCGCTCCACGGTTTCACGCTCTGCCCAGAACGTGCCATCAGGTTGATCGTCGGGCCACTTGCCACCGTTGACGTAGTTGCCCCATGAGTTGATGATGAGGGCACCGTCGCGGGGCACCCTACCCCCCCCATTTTTTTTGAACCGCAACCCTGCCAGCATCATCTGGTGCATCCAGGTGCCGCGTCCCTCACAAAAACCGTCCTCGTCGCGTGTCTTAGTGAAGCCTTGGCTGCTGGCGATGGTCACAGGAAAGCCACTAGTGATCGCTGCAACGAGCTCCTCCCACGTCCTGACGTTGACGACGTGCTTGCACGGCGTCTCTGCGGCCTTGCGGTCGAGCCACAATGCAAACGCTTTGTCGTCGCCCCCATTTCCAAATGCGCCCCACCGACGCTCACGGTCTTTGTTGTATTGGGTCAGGTCAAGCGTCTGGCCGTTGTGCGTGTATTGCTGCCGGTAGATGACGCCCCAATCTCTTAGCCATCGTGCAGCACGGTAGCCAGTTGATCCATCAGACCAACCGCCCGCCGGTCGCGAGCCATCGAAGTCCTGCTTCATCTTCGTTTCAACTCTCGATCCGCCGTAGATGCTGCAAGTCGCGGGCATGATCGGTGGTTCGTCCCGGTTGCCTAACTGCCACTCAATGGCCTCTGCACAAAAGACGGCGTGCATCGCTCCCCAAGCAACGCAACTGCCATTCAACTGTC